CTTGATGCCCTCTTCAAATTTTTCCTTTGAAATCAAACTGTCTTGCGAGTTGCCTCTAAACAGATAGGCATAATACATACCGCCGTCTACAATAATGTGTGCAAACCTTTCTGGAATAGATGGCACATCGTCGTAGCTTTCAAGGTCAACTGGAATGCGGTAGTATTCGTAGACAAGTGTATACGCTTTATCTGGTGGCGGCACCATGCCATACTCATTTGCAGGACTACGGAATACATAGTTAGGTACTGCAGAGGATGCGTTATCTTCGTCATACTCATAGCGAATATACTTGTTAAGGTAATCTTCATATGAAATGTTTCCTATCTTACGTGTCTCAGCAGAGATAGCTGAGTCTTCTTTGATACGGAAACTGTTAAAGTCAATATGCTTAGCATCATCAGGAAAACCATAGCGTGTGGTGTTGGCTGTCAGTACGTCTTCTTGCTCGACATGATTAAATGGCCAGCCAAACTCAGACTGGTTCATATATCGAATGGAAGAGTTGATAGCGTCCTTTGCCTGTGAGTAGAAGCCCGTAGCTGTAGCAAAGTTAGCTGATGTCAGTTCTACCTCATTCAACCTACGGTTAATTTGATTGACAAGTCCAAGATAATTGTAAGCCATTATTTGTCTCTCACTCTAAGTTTTACAGAACGCTCTGCCTGACTGCCCGTTGAATCTACGATGGTACAGAAGAACGTGTACTCTAAGTTATTAGTACCCAAACCCAGATTAATCGTAGCGGTCTTGCTGTCGCTGCTAATTGTCTGAGATACATTCTGAATACCGTTAACAGTTTCTCCTGCACCAATCGAAGTCTTTACACCACTGGCATTGTTTACATACCAAGTGACGCTACTGATTGTTGCACCAGCAAGAAAGCGCGACCAGTCCATGCTATAGTCAAGCTGTTCGTCCGGGTCTTTATTAGGCCATCTAAATGACATGGTATACTCCTATGCAGCTTCCGCTGTTCTTTCTGCACTTGTTGATCGTCTTGGGATATAAACTACCCTATTCTCTGCAGCCACTACGACAGTTCGATCCGCTGACGTAGTACGCCTTGCTGCATATGCGGTACGTGGTACAACTGCAACTTCTGCTTCACGTTCTTGTGACGTACTTCTGCGTGGTACATATACTGTTCTGTCTCTATCGTATAGGTCACGTACAGCACCGAAGTCAAAGATAACACCAGTCTCTGTAGTCTGACCTGCTGCTGTCGTTCCTACAACACCAGTAGGTGTTACAGTGTTTGAGATAGTGAACGTGCCTATGGAGGTAACAGCAGCTACGCCACTTATTAATTTTGTTACAACTACTCTAACTAGAGGATTGCCGATAGCACCAGTAGCACTGACGCTTTCTAGTACCTCAGTAGGCTTCTCTTCTAGTGTGCCTACTGCACCTGTAGCTGATACACCGCCTATAATGGCAGCTATGTTGACTTTACCAAAGTTTACCGATATAGTAGAGGATACACTATCCAGTACCTCTGTCGGTTTTTCTTCTAGTGTTCCTACCGCACCTGTTGCAGACACACTATCTAATGTTATCTTAGAGTCTGCTTTTACGACTACAGTATTAGTAGAACTCGTCCCAGAAACAGATGCAAAAATTTCTGTTATGTTAGGCTGTACTGTTCCTACAGCACTTGTAGCTGATACACTTTCAAGAACTTCTGAGATGTCAATCTCAAAGCCTGTAGTGGCTACGTTCTCAATTGCGCCTGTGGCAGATACCCCTGTCAGAGTTACTGTGTTGGCTATGGTAAATGTACCAACTGCGCCTGTTGCACTTACACCAGTAGGTAATTCTGTTACGTTTGATTGAACAGAACCTGTAGCAACTGAAGCATTTACACTAGCTAATGTGACACTGTTTGCTATATTAACAGTGTTAATTGAACCTGCAGCCGCAACTGATGTAACACGTTCTGTTACATTAGGTTGTACCCCTGCCACTGTACCTGTAGCGGATACACCTGTAATACTTTCTGTTGATTGTGCCTCAACAGTTCCAAGAGATGCGGTAGCGCCTACGCCAGTTACAGGAATTAAAACATTAGGAGTGAGACTACCAAGAGATGCTGTACTAGATACACCTGTAAGTATCTCAGTGACTTTAGGCTCTACAGTGTTTACAGAACCTGTTGCACTTACGCCACCAATTACTGCGACACGATTAATTACAACAGAGTTAATTGCACCTGTGGCACTGACGCCTGTCAGTATCTCTGTGACATTAGGCTGTACTGCCGGTGTATTTGTCGTACCACTTACGCCTGTAGCACCTGCAGTGTTTGCAATTGTAAATGTGCCAACTGCGCCTGTGGCGGACACACTGTTAAGTGCCTCAAGGATATTGACAGTAACAGTATTTACAGAACCTGTTGCGCTGACACTTCCTAGTGCCTCTTGCGTCTTTGCTTCGACAGTGCCAACATTGCCACGAGACTCAACTCCCGTCAACGTCACCTGTGCATTTACAGGAGACTCTGCAAAGGTGAGAAACGAAAAGGGGCTGTGGCCGAACATCTACTTAGTCCAGCGGATCGGGCCAGTCGTTGATCGGTGCGTTCCCTGTTACGTTTCCATCTGCATCTGTGGGTGCATCGAACAGCGCAACGAAGGCTGCGTGATCTGCAGCATTGTCGATGGCAGTTTCGATTGTACCACTCGCTGTGCGTACTGCTGCACGATACGTAGTCACGTCAGCAGGAATAGCCACACTCGTCTCTGCATTGCGTACGACGTACCAGTCGGTGTCTTGCAGTAAACCGGCTGCTGTAGTCTTTGTGGTATTTTTCCACGTGGACTTCAGGCCAAGTGTGACAAGTTGGTTGCCGTCAATGTCGAGGACAGGATCATCGTTTTCATCGACTTCGTTCACGTCATCGAGGGCTTTGGGAGTGTTCGCATCCCAGTAGAACCGGTTGTCGTATGATGCCGGGTCATCTTCCCAGACCAGACCAACAGCGGTCTTTTCTGCATCCGTAGTCAGGGATAGCCAGTTGCCCGGATATTGGTTGCCGTCGTTGTCAGTCCAACCTTTCCCTGCCCGAATAATTTTACTGTTGTATTTCCATGCCATTGGTATGTCTCCTGTTATCTTGCATTGGCATATTTGAATGGTTGTTCGGCAAAGGCGAGGTAGATGTATGTGCCGCCTGATGCGTTGCGACTCCCATCAGAAGTGCGCCACTTAAATCCGTTGCTTAATATATCTAAATGAGTAGATGTTCCTTCAGCATCAGACAAGTTAGGGTACAGTTGCTCATTGTCTACGTTATAACCTAAGCGTTTGTTGTCGTACATTGTCCAGTTTGATGCGCTATCAGTGCGCTTCACCATAATCCAAGCTGGCCTAAATCCGCAGTGTACAAACGTGCCGTCTGTCGAACCGTTGCCGGTGTAGGAACCGACTTTGCTGAAGCCATCAACACTGTGGAAGCAATAGGCGACATAGGTTCCGCTACTATTATTTGTGCCGTTGCTTGTGCCAACAGTGAACACTGATGCGCTAGGCGCAGTGTCATTCCAGCTTGTGTTGTCGTCTACTGTCGCATCAGTAAGGTTCAGAGTAAGCTTATCAGTCTCTGGCGCAGACGTGTTGCTGCTGTGATAGACTTGCCAGTTTCTTGTCTCATTCCTTCTTTTGATAATAATCATGTCCGGCGCTTTGCCCAGCCCGTGGCCTATGGTAGCCCCGGCAGTGCCATTGCCTGAATAGGTGAGAATACTAAACCCACTCTCAGGGCTGGCCGACACGCTGCTGGTGATGGTGCCGTCGCCGTTGCTGACTGCCGTGCCGCCAGCTTTCCAGTTCCACGCTACAAAGGTGCCGCCACTTGCATTAGTTATATTCGTGGTGCCTACATCAAACCCATCAGTGCTAAAGTTGCTGATCGTGCTTAAACTTTCTTCAGCTTTGGGGTCATTCGTGTAAATGCTCTTATTGTCACCCCGGACAGTATCGCCCAGAACGTGGTCACGGGCAGTATTACGCTGCTTTAACCAAACCCAATCCGGTGCAAAACCGACTCCGGTTATGCTTTGCGTAGAACCGGTGCCGCTATACAGCACCGTATTGAAGTAATCGTCCGGCGCTTGACCTGCTGCCGGGTCGATGCCGGGTGCTGGCAGGTTGGCGGTATTTAGCAATTCATAGCCGCTGGGTGCCGTGTATCCGCCCTGTCCGAAGTCAACGTCAATAGTGTCGCCAGAGCCAGTTGATGCCGCCCAGTTTGCGAAGGCGGGGAAGAACGTACCGGACAAGCCGGTGTACGCTGTGCCTTGATCTGACCCATTAGCTTTGAAGACCAAAGTGCCAGCATCCAAATCTAACAAAACCTCAACATATCCGCCGGATGAAATAGAAACACCATATGCCGATGCCGTATTGTTGTTTCTTTTGTTTCCACTCCAAGTGTCATAACTATATTCATAGTTTACATATCCCAGCCCACCCGAATTATCGTCGGCTCTAGGCGCGGTTGAGATACCTATTCCCCACGCATCTTGTGTGTTGATGGTTACTTTCCACGCCCACTTGCCAGATGAAACACCCATCGTCGCCAGCATAGGCACGACGCGGTTGTTGTTGTCCATCGTCAGATTGCCTTCGCTCAATATAGAGCCGTGCGACTGGATGCCATTAATCGTAGGGTAGTTATTCGTCGGCGTGTCCTTTAGCGTGTCACGATAATCGAGATTCTCCGGTTGGAAATGATTACCGTTGCCAGATTGATCCTTCCAGAAAGCGTAGTCACGAGTGTCGGCAAATGCCATGTAGATGTATGTGCCGCCCGATGTGTTGACGGCTGCAGAACTTGTGTTAAGTTCAAAGCCAGTGCTGGTGAAGGTGAAGAAGTCGTTTGTTGAACCCTCTTCGTTAGGCAGGTTAGCATAGAGCAAGTCGTCATTACCTGCGGCGGTATTCACCGTGCGGGTATTATCGACGATGTACCACGAATTAGCTGTATCTGTTCGCCTGACCATAAGCCACGCAGGTTCAAAACCTGTTGTAATAGCGTGTCCAGAAGAGCCGTTGCCGGTGTAGCTGTCAATTTTGCTATAACCAGAAATTTCTTCAAAACAATAAGCAATATAGTTTGTTGTTGACCCATTAGTAGCGACATGGTCGCCCAGATTAATAACTGTGCTAGAAGGTGCGCCATTAAGAAAACTGGTTGCACCATATCTGCCTTTATAATCTGTAGTATCAAGATAAAGATAATCAGTATCAGTAAAACCTGACGCACTACTATGAACCATCCATGAGCGAACATTATCTCTATCTTTGATTATGAGAAAATCAACACCAGATAAACCATGACCTACAGTAGCCCCATCAGTGCCATTGCCAGTATAGCTAACAATGCTAAACCCATAATCAGTATTTGCCTTGACCGTGCTGGTAATTGTGCCGTTGCCATTACTTGCGGCGGAACCTGTGCCAGCATCCCAAGCCCAAGCGACATGAGTGCCACTGTTATTCCAGCTTCCATAAGTAGCATCTGCACCTAGAGTGAACCCATCGCCATCAAATGAACTTAACCCATCTGAGGTTGATATTTCAGCATTAGTACCATTTGATAAAAGCCATTTCTGAGTACCCCTAACACTATCCCATAAAGCATGAGCCGCAGAGGCAGAACGTCTTTTAATCCATACGAGATCAGGACTAAACCCTAGTCCGCTAATACTTTGCGTTGCTCCCTTGCCCTGATAGGTAACAGTATTGAAACCTTCCGACACGATATCATCTTTGAAGTTCAGATAAAAACCGTTGGTGCCATAGCTGCCGGTGTATTGTTTTGGTACCCAAATGCCGTTCTTTGTTTCACCAAAAAAATCTATCGTCGCGCTGAAAGTCAGCGGAGCCGAACCATTTGTGGCGGTAGCGTTAGCGGAAAGCGTTATCTGGCTGCTGCTATCAATGGATGCAATCGTGGTGCCGTCAGGTATGACTGAGGTTGTTGATGAACTTACAGCCATCCCCACTTCTAAAGTTGCTGTACTAGAGATGCCCGTAACCGTTGCACTGCCTGATGTTGTTGCCGCTGTGAATATAGGAGAATCTACAAAATTAACCTCCGCGACATATCCGTCGAGTGACTTGTTTGAGACTGCGGTGTCAAAGTTACGACCTATGCGATGAGATGCTGCGCTGTTGACAAGTGTTTCAAAGTTTTGAGATGGGTAGTTTGAAGTTGAAAAACTTGTTACTTCATCACCATTAACATAAATTTTAACACGGTCTGCTTCAGTTGCCTGTGTGGTGTCCATTTTGAGGACGATATGATACCACCCCCCAACATCCCTAAAAAGTTGGGTGGTGGCAAAATTCAAATTATACGAGCCGGTGTAGTTGTATAAAGCAAGTCTGTCGGCAATAGTGGATGTTTGTATTGCAAACTGCAAAATAGATGTCCCGCTGGAGCCAGCCACAAAAAGTGGATGGGTGTTACCTATATTGCCACGCTTAACCCAACCACTCCAAGTCCAAGTTCTGCGGTTACCAGCGGACGCAAAAGTCCTTGAAAGCATTGCGGTATCATCGTCGTTAAAACGCACCGACTGATCCAGTGTGTACGGATAAAATTCGGTGTCGCCACCACCACCAATTCCAAGAATACCACTCATTTTACGTCCAAAGCCCTTCCAATTTCGTACATGTTTGTACCATTCGACACAAAGACAAACTGATCACGTGAACCATTTGCAGTGGTCAGTGTCGGTGCCGTCCCGCCAACCCACTTGAACACGGAGTTCCATGTGATTGTACGCGAACCTGTACCGTCCTGTACGACAATCAAAACGTACGCACCACCGTCCACCATATTCGTCGGGGCAGCGAAGGTACGATTGCCACCTAGTGTGACACTCGTTACTTGATTAGCAGAGGCATCCCAGTTGATTGTCGCGCCGTCCGTAAGTGTCGTCGCGTTGAAGTTCTGGGTTGCGCTATACTCTTGTGCATTGTGGAGACTTGCAACGGGGTAGCCACCGGCCTGTGAGTTGTCGTGGACAACGAGGGTGTCCTTGTCCGTATCGACAGTGACCTCGCCTACAGCACCGGTAAAGGAGCCGTGTTCAGAAGTCGTGCCTCGTCTGAGTTGTACTTGTTGTGCCATTAGGTTATTGCTCCATAGTCTGCTGTGCTATCGGCTGATCCCGTAATCAAACCGAAGTCGAGGTCGGAGGGAACGCCCAAGTTGGCAGGGGTAATCTTCTTCATTGTGCCGCCGTCATCAACAAGAACAAAGTCGGCGTCAGAGGCAGTGGTCGTCGTGGTTGGTGTGTCAGAGTTGCCAGTGGTTATGACCGTGCCGGTGGCGTCGGGCAGGGTTACTCTACGGTCTGCCGTTGGGGTATCAGTGTCTAAAATAACGTCAAAGCTAGTACCTTTTGTTTGGTTCCACTCAATGAAAGCATTATCATTTAATAGATAAAAATTACCAGCAAGCATGGCGTACTGATCAGTGTATGTGCCATTAAGGGTTAGCGCATAGTAAATAGCGCCATCTTCCGTTCCATCACTTACATCTGCTGTACGATTCCGAATACCTGAAAAAAGTGTTGATTCACTAGCATCATTTTCTGCGAAAAACCTAATCTGTCCTTCATATGCGTAATCAGCAACATCTGAAGGGTCGTTGGACACCAAATCAAGATTTGGTCCGTTATCAGTTGATGACAGGACACTGACGCCATCGGCTGTCGTCTCCAGCTTCTTGGCGTTGTCGTAGTAAAGTTCGACTGCGCCGTTACTAAAGGCTTTTATATAATTTTCTGTTATCCCGCTGTTGGTTAACTGAAAATCATTTGCACCAATAATTAAATTTCCTGTGCCGGAATCAAGGATGGCAGAGTTGGAGCCTGAATGATAAATCTGTAAGTCCCCACCCGCACCAAATACTGCCTTTGCATTATCGGCAAACTCAAGCGCGTTGCCCGACTTGTCCCAGACTACGTTGTAGCTGTCGCCCGTGAATTGAACATCTTGGTTGAAGACAAACTGATCGTTGTTATCAAGCGCGGTTGTCTTGGTAAACTGATAAGCCGTGTAACCAGTAGGCACCGCTGCGATTTCGCTGTTGTCCGTCGTGTTGACAGAGATATCAGCAAGGTCAGCCTGTGTCCGCGCAAAGAAATCTAGGTCGGCGGTCAGCGTTCCGAAGATTGTGTTGTGTACCTCTACGGCAAGGATAAAGCTGGCGGGGCTGGTTTCTTTTACGAACAGAACCGGAGTGATGTACTGCGACACCGTGCCGATAACGTCCTCGTCGTAAGTTATCGACCAACTTAAATCCGGCAGAGTGTTAGACCGCAGGGCAACATTGATGTTCAGGGTGTGTGCATTTAGGCCGGACTGAGCAATAATCCTGCCAGCAAAAAAGTAGTTATGCGAACTGCCACTAGGCGTGACGGTAGCAATCTCTTGATACTCTCCGTCCACAAGATAAGATGAGCCGCTGTACGTCTGGGACACACCAGAACGATAGCTATCACCAATGGTGACCATCGCGGTGCCAGACTGATTAGGCAACGAGATTGTTCTGTCCGCTGTGGGGTTGATTGCGGTCAGGGTCGTTTCGTTGGCGTCTGCCGTGCTGCCCTCAAAAACAATATCCACATTGTTTAGTTCGAGGTTGCCGGTCATTGTGCCGCCAGACTTAGGCAGGGCCGCGTCGGCGGTAGTCCCTTGCGCCGCAGTGGCGTAGTCAGACGAATCGAATGCCTTTACCTGTGCAAGGTTTGTCACCTCACTGTCCATCAACGCACCAGCAGCGGTGACGTTGGTAGAGTTTATGTCTGATGTCAGAGCAACCGTGCCGGTAGCGTCGGGGAGAGTAATAGTGCGGTTAGCAGTAGGGCTAGTCGGCGAAATAATAGTGGTGTTGCTTCCGCCGTCAGCTTCGTGCAATACAATTTTTGATTGGCCTGTTATGCTGACAATAGGGGTGTCATTGACAGAAACACCCCATAAATCAGCAGAGTTATTTGCTCCCGTATCAAGCAGCAACATGTGTTGGGTAGTGCTGCCTTGCTCATTTGAAAATCGAACAGAGTTGTTGAACTGAGCATCAAAACCATTTGTATCAGAACTCTGAAAACTAATCTGCCCCCAGTTATCTCCGCTGTTATCGCCGAAGTCTAGGGTGCCATCCTCTGAACGAATGGTGCCGCCGTTGACGAACAGGTCGCCTGTGACGGTTAGGTCGTTTCCAAGAGTAACGTCACCACTCCCGTCGAGGAACACCGCCTTCTCTGCTGGCTGCGTAACAAAGATGTCCCGCGAACCCGCTGACCAGTTGACTGCCGCATCGCTGTTGCTCGACTGTAGGATTGTCGTACGCGCAAGGGTCGTACCCGAAGCGGTGTACGTACCGATACCCACCTCAAAGTCCGTGCCGTCCGTACAGCAGTAGTACGTGGTGTTACCATTCCCGACAGCAGAAAACGACTCGAAACCAGTCTGTGCGCCAGCAAGTGTGTACGTGCCGGTGCCAGTGGTCGTAGTCGTTTCTTTTACGCGGTCAGCAAGGACAAGGGCCATACCTTATCCTCACTTACGCGATACGAATAACAGCGTTAGATGCGTCTGCAGTTGGGAACTCAATAGTCAAGTCACCAGCAGTAGCAGATACAGTACCGCCGAAGTCAATGACAGCAATAGCTGAGTTACTATTAGCTGTGTTGTAGATAATACAACCGTCAGCAGATACAGTAACGTCAGAGAACACTTCATCAGTAAAATCTACAATTGCTGTAGAACCAGACAACGAAATAGATGCACCATCAAGAACCTGACCACCTGCACTGTATCCAGTACCGGATGCTTCGTCGGAGTTGCCCGTTACGTCAGAATAGTTAGTGGTGCTGGCATTGTATGTGCCAGACGGGGATGCCTTGATCAGTGCCAGTTTGATTGAGTCTGTGTCAAGATCATGAAGACCACCAAGCAGTTCTGTCTTAAAGCTGTTACACATTGCAGTGGTAATAGCCATTTTTTTCTCCTGTTAGAAATCAGATAAATGAGAGGGCGGATTGATGAACGTAGGCCGCCCCCTCATATTAGTTAGGCGAGTGTATCGCGGTCTACTTCATCAGCAGTGCGTGGTGCGGTCATGTCTACAACGAGTGCGTAGACACGTGCCTTACCAGCAGTACCTGTACCAGTGACAGTTGAAACAACGTCAATGGTGTCGGCAGCAGTCGTACCTTGCGGCACGGCAGCTTCTGTGATGATGTCACCAACTGAACCAGCTTGCAGGTCAATTGCTGTCACAATGTCAGCAGACCCGATTGACAGGTCAGCAGTGTGAGCAGATGAACCAGCACATGCTTCAGTGATGACTGCACCAGCGGCAAGTACCATGCAGTTAGCAGGAATGCTAACGGCAGTTACAGTACCACTTGCGGTAGGAAGGGTTACTTCGGCTTCGTAAACACGAACACCTTTAGCAACGGTTTGTGAAAGAGTAGCCATTGTCTAATCCCCCCTTATACCAAGTTGTAGATGGCGTTGACAAGACCTTCAGGGCGAAGAATCTTGCGACCATACAGGTGCATACCACGAACAATGTCAGCGAAGCTGTCAGGGTCACGGTAGGTTTCAGTCTTGTTAATCTGCTCTGCAGTAGCAACAGCAGAATCGTGACCACCAACCATTACGCCGTAGTTAGAGGCGTTGGTGCCACCAGTGGTGGACGGACCAGTACCAATTACAGGCAGGTTGTTAGACACATACACACGGAAACCATGCAGGTTATTCAGTACCAGACCATTCTGCAGACCTGAACCACCGAAATCAGCATTAAACAGACGTGAATCTTCGTCCATGAGGATTTCTTTGAATACAGGGTCGATAACCAGCCAGCGGCCTTGCGTATCAACATTCTGCTGATCCAGCTTACGAGCCATACGAGCAACAATCTGCAGTGCGTTGGCATTACCTGAACCAACAGTTGCAGAGGTCGCGCCACCGGCACGTGGCTGAATACCAATAGATGAACCGGCTGAACCACCAAAGTCGTCAGCTTCCAGCTTCATTGAAGACAGGAGTTCATCTGAACCGGCAGTCGATACTGCCTTTGAACCGTTAACAGTTGTGTTAACAGTATCAGCTGCACCATGCAGTGCAGACTGGGTGTAACCTGACAAGTAGCCAAGAACGTCTTGGTCAAACTGGTCAGCAAGGCGGTAAGCAGCACGGTCACTTGCCAGAGACTGGAAGTTAACGTGGCTGTGCGCCTCTTCAATGTCGTCAACCTTAAATGCAAAGTAGTTAGCTTTGTCAATCGTCAGGCTGAAGTCTTCGTCGTCAAGGTCTTGTGCAGTGATTTGAGTGCCACGTGCATAAGCCTGAACAGAAATTTCGGGTTCCTTGATAATCTTAACGGAATCACCCATGTTTGCAATCTCACCGAAGTAATCGGAGTTCGAGATAGCTTCAGCAACAGCAGACTTGCGGAAGGCAAGCTGCACCTGTTTGCTGTAGATAACCGGGCTAAAATTGCCGTTAGGAAGATTACCATAACCACCAGCGGTAGTGAATGCCATGATTTTCTCCTAAAGTTATAGCATGTTACAGATGCAAACTCACAAGACTAATCAGAGGCTGATTCACAATGGGTGCGTCTAGTATTCAGTTGGCCAACCGAATGTTCAACGGGCCATGCTCGTCAGGTAATCCGTAAGACATTGTTGTTTGCTGATTAGCATAGGCAGGTAGCGAACCCGCCTACACTGTTGTTGGATATAGTTATACTCATATATAACTATT